CCACTTGAATTTCCTGCATTACTAGTCCATAATAGTGTCCAACTATTTTTATTTAAATTTAAATAATTTTTATTAGTAGTTATACCTGTGCCATTAGTACATCTGAAATTTTTTATATCAAAAACCAAAGTCCCCAAATCTTGTATAATATCCACTATGGCAGCCATACCATGGCCTGTAGTGTTAGCAGTTGATAATATATATTGATAGCTAGCTCCGCTATTAAAAAAATACCTTATGTCATTATAATGGCTTTGCTCATATTGAATAATAGTATCTATTTCATCATACCACGTATCAGATCTAATTATATTTCTTACATAATCTATATTTAAAAGTGAAGGTTGAATATAATTATATCTAGGTAAAGCATTTGTATTACTTACATTTTCTGTTGCTGCATTTAATACATTTTGTATTTGTGTAAGTTTTTGGTGACTAATTTGTGTTTTTCTAGGAACTCTGTCTATAAAAGAAACATTTATTCCAGTATGAGTAATTATTAAATTACATCTTGTAATTACTTGATTCCAATCATAAGCAGTAATAATTTTATCCGGTAAAATTATTTTATTGTTTCCCCAACCATATTTAAAGGTTTCCTTATTATTAATAGAAATTTCAGGATCTGCAAATAATTCTGTATCTGCGAAAATTTTATTAGTCCAATTATAAACATCTAAAAAATCTTGACTAGTAATCTTTTCATTAGATGTAACTGAATTAAATAATCCGTTCATTAACTATGTAACCGCTTAAATAGATTTTTTAATAACTATTTTTAAATCATTAATTTGATTTACATTATTATCTAAATTTTCTAAACTTATTCCTATTATAGAGTTTTGGGGATACTCAGGATACCATTTACAAGCTACACCTTGAATATCACTAGGCATAATATAATCACCTTTTGTTACATTTCCTGTTATTTTTGCTGTAACTCTACCTATTAATGCTACATAAGGATGCGTATCATTATTTCCTGCGTTTGCATTAAGTTCTAATCCTGGCATATCACTAATAACACCAAAAACACTATCTCCTTTTTTATCTGTCATTGTAATTTCATTTATTCCGCCAACTTTAACAAGATATCCAGGATTTATTTTATTATCTGCATGGTATCTTTCAGCCAAATCTGCATAATATGCACTACTTGCGATACCATTATATTTGTAATTATTTTCATTATCATTTGCATTACTATTATTTAAAGTTATTCCTTTAAAGATTAAAGGAAATTTTTCATGATAATATTGTGTTGGATTAGTATCTGGTATAGCTTGGCCTGTTTGAGGAACAAATTTATCGTAACTACTTACTACTGCTACCACTTCTGTATTAACAACAAATTCTAAAATAGCTTTACCATTACTGGCATTATCTAATATATTTTTAGCTCTTACAGTTGCTGGTACTGCACCTTGAGTAATAGTTATCCAGTTATTGTTAGTATAAACTTTAAGCTCGCTATTAGTTTCATCATACCATAAATCTCCTGTATTAACACTGTTAGTAGCAGGAGGGCTAGTTCCAACATGAGTTATGCTAAATCTGTTCCATCCTATATTTGTTCCTAAATAAATTTTAGCACGTCTTTCAGATTTGTCAAACCAAACTTGTCCAACAAGTGGATTTATAGGTTGTACTGTACTAGCAAAATTTTCTAGGATATGGACAAAATTTTCATTAATACTTTCTCCATAGCTACTTGAATTTTTACCTATTAACTTAATACTACTACTAGTATCGTTTATTGTACCATCTGCAATATTAGCTAAAACTGTATTATCTGATTTGTTTATAGTGTATGTCACAATCCTATCCTAAATCTTATTGTATATACTACTTGTACTTCATTTGTTGAATTTTTTGTAATTGGATGAAATATTACATGTGATAATAGCAACCCTGTTCCTTGGCTATCGCCCTTAGATTTTAAACCTAATTCATCAAAACTATAACTTTCATTTACTACAGGTTCATTTATTGCTATTGTAGCAGTAATAATTATATCACTGTAATTTGTATCTGCAGTATGACTGAACTCTATTTTGTTATTAACATCATTATTATTTTCGTTTTGGTCTACTACTTTGTAATGTGTAGGTGCATATAGATCACTGCCACTACCACTGGTATTGGTATTTCTATAAATTATATTTCCAATAGCATCTGTTGTAGTTCCACCATTTCCAAAATGCATTTCACTAATATAACCTGAATTATTAGTAATGCATTGTGTTATGGATTGACTTAAATTTTCTGCATGAATTGCATTTCTCTTATTTAAAAAAATTTTTCCAGTTTTAGGACACCAAATTTTAACAAATCCTTCAATGCATGATCCTACATTATCATTTAAAGTCATAAATTTATTTCTTCCTATATTCTTTATTTATTAATTCTAATTGCTTAACTTAATTAAGGGGGAGTAGTTACTGTTATTATTGGTTCTGATTCTTCAATAGTAATATTTGCTACATCCAAATAACTTTTGGTATTAAAAACCTTGCGTATCTTTGTATGATATGGTTTATAGGCGTTGATATAATCCACTAACACCTGCTCATTATTATCATTGTATACCGCAGGTGTAATGCTACCATCGCTTACTAGTTTTAGTTGTATAAAACTACTCTTGATGATCCAATCAACATTTCTTTGTTCTTTTAAAATATATTTTACTAATTCAAACCACAAATCAGTATAATAGCTTTCATACAATCCAGTAAATATATTTTCTTCTATAATTTTATAAAGTATTTCAAAAGCCACTTCTGGCCCACTGTCAAATGTTGTACTATCAAATATATCTACATCATAGCCATTTTCTTCTCTAGTATCCCATAAAATATCAAGTAATTCTATTGTTCCATTTTGTTTGTATGTTTTTTTCCATTGATACTGGTTTGCTATTTTGATAGCTTCATATATTGCAATATCCCCTAAACCATCATCCAAAACCTTTACTATTTTACCCTGTGTTGGGGGGATTAATTCTAAATCTTCTTTTCTTAATAACGTGTTTGTAAATGTTTTGGTTTGGTAATCCTCACTAAACCATTCTGAATATTGCCAATATGCTGTCAAATCATAATTAAATTGTCCTACAGAATAATTTGTAAACTTAAAATAGTTATTATTTGTATTCCAAAAAGATAAATTGTCTACGACATTTAAATTTTTAATTAATTTATTAAACTTATTTACATAAACTCTTCTAGCTTGTATTCTATCTTTTATCCAACTTTGGTTTGGTAAAATTTTATTTCCATATTTTGCTAATGGATTTGCAAATTTTTGAGGTATTTCTTGTTTGTTAATTAATCCTATTATAGCACTATGTGCAATACTGCTTTCTAATTGCCCTTGATAGGAAGAAAAAATATCTTGATTAACAATTATATCATCTAATTCTTTTACATTATAAATAGGATCCCAAATATTTGTTAAAAATACTTCATGTTCATCTAATACGATAGCATAGGAATCATTAGCACCATTATTATCCCAATCATAATTAGGAGCACTAGTCCAAGGATAATACACATCCGGAGTGCTTGGTAGGACTAGACCTTGAACTATATCAATTTGTCCTGGATACATAGGATTTTGATCTAATCCAAAACTTTTCAAAGTTTTATAATAATTTATACCATATTTTACTATTTGTCCAGGACTAAAAGTAAAATTTATAAAACTAGGAACAGTAGTAAAATTATTAGCAAGCTTATATGTATTTTGTGCAGTATTAGGATAGATATAGTTAATATCTTGAACTTCTGATATTGTATCTACTAAAGTATAATATTCATTTATGTTTACTAATTCCCTGTATCCAAACATACTTTGCTTCATTTTTAGCTTAAATAGTTCAGGTACAAAACTTGTGTTATCATTTTCTCTTATAGTGAACCACTCTGCATGTTGATAATCATTTGTTAAATTTAAATTTACTTGTACAACTGTGTCTTCACTAATAATATCTTTGATATTTGATAAAATGATTTCGTTATCACTGATAGGAGCACACCATCTAATTCCCCTACTTGTAGGATTATTAATAATACTGGATATTTCTGCAACACTTATATTTCTATTAGGCAAGCTAGGTACAGTTGTTTTATCTTTTACCCAAAAATAGTAAAATTCTTTATAGGTTCTTGAAGCAGAATCAAATTCTAAATTACTGCTATAATAATAATATGTATCGATACCATATTCAACACTATAAGGAATCCCGCTTATTTTTTCTGTTTCAAAAACTTCACCTGTATGTAATGAATATTCACTAGGATGGTAAGGACTCTTTGTCCATTCATATACATCTATACTGCTAGTACTAAATTGTTTACCCCAATATTTTCTTCTATAAGTGCTAGGTCCTTGTTCATAATTATAATATCTTACTGTATCTAAATTCCACCAAGTTTTACCTATAAATTCATTGTTCCAACTACTTTTAGTATTTAAATTAATATCAGGATCGTTTGTTTCATTGTAACTTGCAGGATCATACCAAGATTTAAAATCTAATTCTTTATCAGCAATACCAGGAATAATACCTTTAAAAGGGTCATATACCTCTAACTCAATCAAAATTTGATTTTTCTTTTTATTATAAAGAACTACATTATCTATAGCGTTATTATCTACTTGCTGTGGATGTGTTCTTACTATAATTTGATTTACAGTACCATCAGGGAATGCATTAAATCCATAACCATTTTTAACAGCATCATAATAATCATCGCTTCCATATAGAAGCCATAATTGCATACCAGTAAGCCTATTATATTTGTACACTTCCCAATTTCCAGAAACGCCACTATCTACATAAGCTAAATTTCCATCTCTCCAATAATAACTATTGTCATTTGCTGTTGCTTGTAAATCAGTCAAAGTTTTAAAACGTGTAGGTTTAAACACAAATAGTTTACAATCATATTCTTTTTCTTCTATGAATTCCTCTATATATATCATTGTGTCTGCAAAGCTTTTTCCTGAATCGTCTACACCTTCAGGAAACCCATACACACGATGCACACCATTAATATTTTTGTTATTGACAGCACCATTTATTAAAACATAATCACCAATTGATAAAGTGTGATCTACATCAAATTTAACCATTGCTAAATCACCTGCTTCATTACCGGCACATATTTCTTTAATATAACTTCTGGTTTTTGGTGGGTCAGTATCTACACCTTCATAAGCTACTATATCTGTTATCTTATCTGTAACTTGATAACTTGTACTATCTTCATAGTCCATTAATTGTAATACATTAAAGCCAAATCTATTGTAGTCACTTAACCATACACTAAACAAACTATCTTCAGGTTGTGCTAACCAATAATCATCATCATAATATATTCCTTCTTCCTCTCCATCACCTAAAAATTCAAATCGTTTTGGATTTGGAGCAGTAACAGTTACATTTTGCAAATCACTTAGCTCAGTAGTAATTGTTGGAAAAATTACAGCAGTATATGTGTCTGTAGTTTCTTCTATAAGCTCCATGAATGTATAAATTTGTTCTATACCACTGAAAACAAAGGTAGATCCTATTAAAGGAATAGTTTTGTTAAATTTATTTAAAGTAATTGCATCTCCACTTTGTACACCACCAGCTACTGTTGTTGTAAATTCTGCCTGTGCAGGTACATATCTTTGAGCTTTATACAAAGCACCTTTCCATCTAACTAACTCATCTTCTCTATATGCGATACTAGGATCCCAATTAGGTATACTAAACAACGATGTATTATTTAAATCTATATCTAATAAATTTTCTGGACTTCTTATTTCAAATAAAGAATCTCCTACCATAGGATATCCTGCATTGGGTAAATCAGCCTTATATTGTGTATAAAATATATTATTATCTTTAAAGTCTAAATAAGGTCGTGTTCTAAATATAGAATCATTAAATTCGTAATCATTTGGCAAAACTAATAAACTAAAACCAAATAAAGGATCAGCAAGCTTATCACTAATTGTAATAAAAAGCCTTTGAGGAGCATTATAAGGAACTTTAAAAATTAATTTGTTTCCAGAATAAGTCACATTCTCTGTGTAATTGGTTATTACACTACTACTTCCTGTTCCTGTAATACTTGCAATTTTAAAGGTAACATTATTTGCTGCAAAGTAGTTTGCTAGCTCTGTCATAGGTGTTAGTGTGTAAGTATGACCTTGTAATAATACATAATGAGATATATTTAGATTATTATCTATTACAAGTTTAGGAATCACTTGATCATTTTGAATTGTTTTTTCTAAATAATTTAGTTTAAGTTCGTGATTTAAAATAGGACTATATTCAGGCTTCCATACCCATTTACTGTCTGTACTGAAAATAACTATATTGTCATTACTTTCACTATCACGTGCAAGATCATATTGCTTAACAAAGCTCACGGTTTGGGGATTAGTTTTTACTAAACTAGAAGGCATTTCGAACTCTAAAGTCTGTTGACCTTCTACGTCTCCAAATTCTCCTAATCTAAATAAACTTTCATCTTTTATGTCTATTTGAAAATTACTGTTTTTAAGAAATAAATCTTTATTTCTTAAAAGCTTAGTAAAAACATTTCTGGTACCTTTATCGTGTATTGCACCTAAATAAAATTCATATGACAAGTCGTCATCTATGTCTAAATTTTGTAAAAATTCAGGTTTTGTAAATCCAGTGTTATACCTACTTGTTTTTTGTAATTGTTGATTTGATATTCCTGTTTCTATATTATTATATTGAGAAAAATTTTCTGCACTGGATTCATAGTTTTCTACAATTGTGTCGTTTTTTACAATAAATCCTTCTGCTCTAGGCTTACCTAACCAATTTTTTGTTCTTTTACCTATAATTTTTACTCTTGGTTTTTTAATTCCCAATAGATTGCTTGTTAAGATATCATTAAACTTAGTTACATTATTTACTAGTAAAATATGTTCGACATTTTTAACATATAATTGTATACCATATAAATTTTCTTTACATATTATACTTGTTTGATTATCTTCTCTAATTATTTCTAACTTACTATTTGGGATAGATTTATTATCTTTATTAATTACCTGAGGCGATTCTACAAGCCTTTGATTTTTAAAATCAACAATTCCTGAATTTAAAGATAACAATATTTTATTAGAATTTTGTTGTATATAAAACTCATCATTTGTTTCACGTACTATATCTTTTGCCCATATAACAAATTGTTTACCCAATGTTCTCCAAGTCAATACTTCTTGTAATTCGTCAGCAATTACACCTTGTAATTCTAGATGTTTTCCATACTGAATCAAAAAATTATAAACTTCTTGAATACCATTTAATATAGTGTCATACTTAACTACTAATGTTGTATTGTCAAATCTTTTTGGTTCTTGTATAAAAATATCAGGAGCTACTTCTACACTTAATGTATCTGTTGCAGGAGACAAATTTTGTATAATAAATTCCCTTAAAATAGGATTATATCCAGAAATTTTGTATCCTCGAGAAACTTTAATAATTTTTATACTGCTTACAAAAAAACTTTTAACACTATTAGATTTATACAAATTTAACCTATAATCTTCTTCGGGTATAAAATTACTTTTGTCTTGATTTAATAAAGTATCAAACTTTAATTTAATTAAATTTTTCTTAGAAAATCCTGCTAGTTTTATCAATGAAGCTACATCTAAATTTTCAAAAATTGTCTTAAAGCTAGTTGAATTTATTTTTTTAAACTTTAAAAACTCTAAACAATATTGATTAATTCCTAAAACACTTGCATGATAGTCAGACACGTTATGTAAAGTTTGACTACCTTGATATTCCCTCAATAATGTATTAGCATACATACTTTGATCGTTTAATGTACTTGATCTAGGTTGTGAATTATTGGCTACCCAAAAATTCCTATAAAATTGTATTGGAAATGTAGTATAAGATGCTTCTGCGTAATCAAATACAAAATCACTTGTATTTCTATAAGCCATTTCCTGGTAACTAATGTCATTAAATTTCCAGTCCATACGAATATCTTTTTCTGTCAAACTATCTATTTGAGCAGTTGTAAAAAATTGTGCATCAACTGGATTTCTTAACTCTCCTGAAACGCTTACTAAATTTTGTATTTGTGTAGATATATCTGTTCTAATTAAATCATTACGTTGTACTACTCCTAATTGTGGGTCATCAATATACCCATAAATAAGTGCATTAATTAAATTAGAGCGTTTAATATCGTCTCCGCCATTTGCTGTATCTTTCCAACTATATACATCATCCCACCATATTGGTTTTGAACCATGTCCTAAGCATTCCCATGGGGTTCTGTGTGGTGTTGATGATCCTAAATAATACCTATATATTCCTTTATAGTTACCAGGAACTCCCAATTTACTATAGTTCCATGTAAATGGATTTGTTATATCAAAATCTTCATTAGGTAAATTTAATATGCCCTGTGAAAACAAAAACTTATTAAAATTTTTATTTAAATTGCCTGAATTAAAATTATTATTTTTAAAATGATAGTTCTCTGGATCTAATCCAGAACTCCATGTAGTAGTTTTTTTATAGATATTATTATAAATTCTTTTTTCAAATTCTAAAATACAATCATAAAACAAAATAGGTAATAAATCATTAACTATTACTCTACTACCATCATGTCCCAATATCATCTGATTAGATGTGGTAGAAATATTATATGTGTCTGTATTAGTAGTATATCCAAAGCTTTTGCCTACAGAATTTAAATAGTAGTAATCAACTGCGCTTTCTTCTTGATTACTATCAAGTGTTTCGTATTGCGGAACAAACGCAGGAGTGATACCAAATTTAGTTGGTGTTGGAGCACAAAAACTAAAGCTATCTTTTGATGTTCCTATAATTCTTATTTTAGTTCCTACACTATATTGTGAATTTAGTTTTACAAAATTAGGTTCATCAACAATGTTTCCGTTAATGTCTGTTAAGTAATAATCTATTTCTTTTATTAATTGCTTATATTGACCTGTATTTTCATAAACATAAACATAAACATGTTGATTTTCTTCTGTTAATGTATAGTCCAAGGACAATAATGTTTGATTTAGCGATATTTCTACTTCCTGTTGTCTAAAACCATTAAAATAAATCATAGCACTATTGTAAAACACGTTATCGGAATTTTTTCCTAAATTTATTCTTTCTAAAACTTGATTCACTATATCAAAAGGATCTGTGCTATTAGTGTTGTTTAAAACATTAGATAATGTTTTAACAAAATTGTTCTTGTAATTTCTATATTGGTTTTTAGCAAATCTAATACTACTAACAATATCAATATCATTATTAGCAAAATTAATTAAAGCATCTGCACCATTAGCACTAAATTGATATATACTACCTCCTAAATTATCAGTATTAACAATATTATAACTATTATTAACACCAAATCCCGGACCTTCAAGTAACGGATTATTACTTATTTTTTTGTGTGTATGCGTAAAAAATTGATTATAGGTTACACTAGTTAATTCGGAGTTTTTCCAATTATGATTTAAAATAAAAGGTTCATCAAATAATGTTTTATCATTATCATCATATGTGATATATGTACAATTAAAAACATCATTTAATTTTAGTCCATTATTAGGTAGATTAAAAGCACTACTTTGTTTATATGTTATAGATCCATTATTAGAAAGTTCATATATTTTTTTCTCGCTATCGTAGTAAGGAAAAACTATAGTTGTAGAATTTTCATAATAATAATCTTTTAATTTATCTATAACTTCTTGTTGAGATCCAGGTAATTGTAGAATGTTATTTTTATATACTTTAAGTGAACCAGGCATTTTGTAGGGATCTACTACAAATATTTTACCTGTATTGTTACCTACTTTCCAAATTAAAATTTGTTCAGAATTTAAATTTATTGTTAGTGTACCTTGATAAATGTTGTTATTTGTAACTCCAGTGCTAAGTAAATTTCCGTCTTGATCTAATATTTGTAATGTTAAATTTTGTATGTAATCTTCATCTACATAGTCTGGTAAAACATAATTAAACGTATATGGATCAATACTTACTAAAATATTTGTGTCAATACCAGTGGGAATATATAAATCACTATTTCTTCCTTGTATATCTAAAAACTTTTTTCCTTCTTGTACATACGAAAAACTAACATATTGGTTAGCACTAAACCAATTTGCAAAAGACAAAGTAAGTTGTAATGTGTTTCCGTATCCTAATTTATCAGTTGGTAAATTAATTTTTAAATCTGTTCCGACTTCTTCATAAACTTGATTTATTGTTTTTGTGGTTTGCTCTTTTACATATGTTTTTTTCCAAGAATTATTATATACTAAATTTTGGTCTATAGTTTGTTGTAGCTTAGTATAGTAATAACCTGGTATATTAATATTAACATTATTTTCCACATATTGAATACGGTTTTGCTGGGTATACGTAAATTTAATGTAACCTGTATTATTAATGTTAAAATCAGAGCTGTCAGACTGTTCATAATCTAAACTATAACCAAGA